TCTACGGCGAGTCGCTCTGGCTGGTCACCCAGCGGTACGCCGACGCCGCCGCCCGGCCGCTGTCGATGGCCCACGTGCCGTATGACCGGTGGACCCGGGACGAGCAGGGCAACTACGTGGACGTGGATCACCACCCGATCGGCAACGACGCGGTGGTCTGCATCCGCGGCCCCCACGAGGGGGTGTTGCGGTTCGGCGCGCCGACCATCCGACAAGCCACCGACCTGGAGCGGACCGCCGCCGACGTGGCCCGCCGGCCGCTGCGGTTCGAGCTGCACCAGACCACCGACATCGAGCTGACCGCCGCCGAGCGGAAGGCGCTGATCGCCGCCACCCGGCTGGCGCTGGCCGACAACCAGGGAATCATCTTCACCAACGCCGCGATCGAAACGAAGGCGCACCCCTACGGCGACGCGGCGCTGCTGATCGCCGGCCGGAACGCGGCCGCGCTGAACGTGGCCCGCACCGCGTCCGTGCCGGCCGCGCTGATCGACGCCACGTCGGAGGGGGCGTCGCTGGAGTACTCCACCACGGTGGGCCGGAATCTTGAGTTCATCGACTACGGCCTCTCGATGTACCTGGACGCGGTGACCGCCCGGCTGTCGATGGACGACGTGCTGCCCCGGGGCCACCGGGCCGCGTTCGACAGCTCCTCGCTGACCACGATGGCCCCGAACCCGACCGGCACCCCAACGGAGGACTGATGCTGCTCACGTTTGCCACCGACGCGGAGGTGACCGCGACCCTGGACGACGCCGACCGGGCGTTGACCGGGCTGGCGCTGCCCTACGACGTGCCCGGCCGGACCTCTGCCGGGGCGCTGACCGTGCCGCCCGGCACCATCCGGGTGCCCGCCGAGCTGCGCCGGGTGAAGCTGTTCACCGAGCACGGCCGGGTCACCCCGATCGGGTACGCCACCGCCGCCGACGACGCCGCCGGCGGGCTGCGGATGTCCTTCCGGGTGGCCCGCACCCCGGACGGCGACACCGCGCTGCTGGAGGCCGCCGAAGGACTGCGGGACGCGCTGTCGGTGGAGCTGGACGGCGCCGTCATCAAGGCCGGCCGCCTGGTCAGCGCTGACCTGGTGGCCGTCGCGGTGACCAGTGTCCCGGCCTTCGCCGATGCCCGGCTGACCGCGGCGCTGGCCCCCGACACCCCCGAACCCACCACCCCGGCGGACCCGCCGGCCCCCGAACCGGAGGACCCCCCCGTGCCCGAAACCCCGCTTCCGCTGGTCGCATCCGACCGCACCCCGATGACCGCGCAGCGTGCCACCGCGGAGATCGCCGCGGCCATGCTGGAGAACGACATCGGCCGGGTGAACGCCGCGTTGACCGACATCGTCCCGGCCAACGACGCCGGTGGGGGGTTCCTCCGCGAACAGTGGCTGGGGCAGCTGTGGTCGGCGGCGGCGACCTCGCGGCATTTCATCGACGCCCTGGCCCACCAGGTGCTGACCACCGGCACCACCGTGAAGGGCTGGCACTGGACCGCCAAGCCCACGGTGGACACCTACGCCGGGAATAAGACGCCGATTCCGTCCAGCACCGCCAGCACCGCCGCCACGTCGGCGCCGGTGACCCGGCTGGCCGGCGGGTGGGACATCGACCGCATTTACCAGGACCTGGGCGAGCCGGGGTTCCTGGAGTCGTTCTTCGCGGCCGCTACCGCCGACCTGGCCGCCAAGACCGAGGCCGCCGCGGCCGCGGCGCTGCTGGCCGCCGCCACCGACACCGCCGCCGCCGCCGACGTGTATACCGCGATCGGCGCGGTGGTCACCGAACTGACCAAGAACGGCGCCGCCGTCAACTACATTGGCATCGCGCCCGACCTGTTCGCCGAGCTGCTGGGCGGGGTGTCCGCGACGGTGCCGTGGTGGCTGGCGAATCAGGGCAGCGTGTCCATCGGCGGCGGCACCGCGAACGTTGCCGACCTGAACGTGTTCAGCGCTGCTGCGCTGCCCGCCGGGACGGTGCTGGGCGGCGATAAGCGGGCCGCCACCTACTTCGAACCGTCCGGGAACCCGATCCGGGTGCAGGCGGTGAACATCCCCAACGGTGGTATCGACCTGGGCGTGTTCAGCTACTCCGCGACGCTGATCAACGACCCGTTGGGGATCGCCAAGAACACCGTTGCGGTGGTCCCGTAACCCATGCCCGACTACACCCCGGTGTGGCTGGACGTGGCCGACGTGAAGGCGTGGCTGCGGATCGCGGGCGCCGACACTATCGACGACGACCTGCTGGCCCGCTGCGCGGCCGCGGTGGAACCGCAGGTGCAGCGGGCCCGCCCGGACCAGACGGTGTTCTACGACCCGGACGACCCGTACCCGCCGGACCCGCCGCCGCCCGGGTGGCCGGTGGTGTATGAGCCGGACGCGGAGGTTTACCAGGCGGCCGGGATGCTGGCCGCGAAGATGTACCGGCGGCGGAACTCCCCCGGCGGGATCGAGTCCTACGGCGATCAGGTGCTGTACCCGGCCCGCTGGGACCAGGAGATTGACCTGGCGCTGCGGACCGCGAACCGGCGCCTGCCAGCGGTCGGATGAGCGGCCCCGCCGGGATCGCCGCCGTGCAGGACGCGGTGGTGGCGCTGCTGGTCGCCGCCGGGATCCGGGCGGTGATCGACACCCGGGACGTGAACCCGCCGTGCGTGTTCGTGGGCCCGCCGGCGCTGGCGTTCCGGTTCGGCCGCGGCGGCGGGTTCGACGCGGAGCTCACCGTGCAGGCGATCGTCGGCGACACCGGCGGCCGGGCCGTCACCGAGGCGCTGGACCAGCTGCTGGGCGCGGTCGGCGCCGCCCTGAACTGGCAGATCACCCAGGCGGTGCCCGGGCAGTTCCCCGGCGCGGACGGGTCCCGCACCCTGCCCTGTTACACCCTGACCGTCACGTCGAAAGGACATCACCAGTGAGCGCACCCGTGTACGCCGGGCCCATCTACCTGGGCCCCGGGGAACTGAAGATCGGCGAAGTGGGCAGTGAGATCGATGTGTCCTGCCAGGTGAACGGCGCCCGGATCGCCGCGTCCAAGGACGAGGGCGACGACATCAACGCGTTGTGCGGCAGCGTGTTTCCCGGGTCCACCACCTACACCGCGGCGTTGTCCGGGAATATCAACGTGGACGCCGACACCGCAGATGGGCTGTTCGCGTTGTCCTGGGCCGAACCCGGGTCGCAGCAGCCGTTCACGTTCACCCCGTCCACCGACGCCGGCACCGCCGCCGCCGGGACGCTGATCATCGACCCGCTGGACTTCGGCGCCGACGCCTACGGCGACGCCCTCTCCTCCGATTTCGAGTTCAAGATCAGCGGCGACGTGACCTACACGTTCCCGACCGGGTCCACCGCGGTGTTCGCCACCGGCCGCCGGGTCCGCCGGCCGCGGATACCCCCGGCAGCAGCTGCCCCGGCGGCCCCGGCGAAGGCGAAGGCCAAGTGACGGTGGAGGTTCGGGGCGCGGACACCCTGGCCCGCACGCTGCGGACCGCCGCCCAGGAGATCTCGCACCTGGACGCCGCGCACCAGGCGGCCGGTGCCGCGGTGGCCGCGAAGGCCCGGCCGCGGACCCGCCGCAAGACCGGCCGGTTGGCGGCGTCCTGGACCGTCCGGGTGACCACCGACGGCGCCGAGGTCGGTTCGGCGGTGTCCTACGCCGGGGTGCAGGAGTACGGCTGGGCGGCGCACAACATCAGCCCGTCCCGGGCGCTGACCGGCGGGCTGGCCGACGCCACCGACCCGGTGGCCCGGATCTACTTCGACGCCGTGGACGGCGCGATCGGGAAGGTACGCGGGATATGAGCCAGCTACGCGCCATCGACCAGGACACCCCGCCGGAACCCACCCCCCCGCCGGCGGGGTTGTCCATCCCCCGGCTGCTGGTCACCCCGGCGGACGGCGCCCCGTATGAGGTGCAGGCGCTGAACCCGGACCTGCTGCGGTTCGAGGACACCGCCGCCCGGCACAAGTGGGCCGGCCCCAGCGTGGCGCCGTTCCGCTGGTTGACGTTCCTGGCCTGGGCCGCCAGCAAACGCACCCGGCTGACAGAGCTCACCTGGGAGGACTTCGCCGCCACCACCCAGCAGGTGGAGAACCTGAACCGGGAGGACACCACCGCCACCCCTACCCCGCCGGGAGCCGATCCCGGCTGATCGTGGAAATAGCGGTCGCCACCAGCACCGCCCCGGCGCAGTGGCGGGGCGAGGACGACTGGACCCTGGCGACCGTGCTGGACGTGCTGACCGAACAGGCGAAGGCGATGCGGAGGTGAGCGGTGGCGGGCCGTAGCGTTGACCTGGCCGTCCGGATCGCGGTGGACGCCCAGCAGGC